CTTATACTCTGCTAAAAATGTATCAAAGTATTTTTTTCCATACTTACCAATCAAAACAGAAGATATAGTTTGAGGAGATATTGTTTCAATAAAGTTTGGAGTATTTTGTAAAGTATCGTCTCTAAACTCACCACCATTTACAAATATACTAAATTGCTCTTCTAAATTATTATTTTTTCTATCCAAATTTCTAATTGGTAATAATCTAACTTCTAATCTGGATGGTGATATTTCAGATATCCAAACTTTATTAGGTTCTAAATTATTACCTAATCTGAAATTAAGTAAGGTTATTTGAGTTTTGAATACACCATTATTATAACCGGCTTCTCTTAATAATCTTTCAACATCAATAAAGTATTCTTTTGGTAATTGATTTTTTTCAAACAAAACACCTTCTGGCACCATAAAGTAATCGGATATACTTTCGGTTGATAATGATATGTATCTAACTAAAGAACCATCTTTTTGAGGAAGTTGATTATCGGATACATCATATACGATAAACTCAATTACATCGTTTTCACCAAAGCCAAAAAATGATTGTAAGTTACCCTCTTCAAAGATTTTTCTATCCTTTGAATCAACACGATAACCTTTGTTATCAATAATTTCTTTGAAGGTTTTTATTGCCATTTTTAGTTACCAGTATAATTTTTTCCGCTTTGCTTTCTGAATGTGATTGGTATCTCTAACGAAGTACCTGCACTTGACCTAAATATAACTTTACCGGAGAATGCTCTATCTCTGGTTACATATAATTTATTTAAGTTTTTGGTGTTATTATCATTTTTTAATGAGAATGGAACGATTGCCTTTTGACCCGGCTGTATTGTAGTTGGTGTTGGTGTTATTAGTAAATCACCAACCGATACTTGTCTATTCGCACTATTATTTGGATTAATAATCGTAGTTGGGAATTCAACAGTTATAGTTATCGGAGAATTGGTAAAGTTTTCAAGTTGAACTTGTGGTCCATTTAACCAACCTCTATCGGATTCAGGATTTTGATTTGATACTACTAATTGTGCATAGTATAATAATCCTTCAACCTGTTGAATAGTTCTATTTAGAACCAATACTCCAAAATCTTCAGTTGTTGACTGTCCTTCAAGAACAGCACCTTGTCTACCAAATAATTGGTCACTTAACACATCTATTTGTTTTTTCAATCCCTCAACCTCTGCGGTGTGTGCTGCTTTTAATGATACTATTTCTGCTCTTAACGATTCGTTTCTAGCATTTAACGATGTTCTTTCAACCGCTTCGGCAATTCCTCTTTGAATAGCGTTTGCTAAATCTATTGTGATTTCACTTATTTTTGTATTAGATTGCTCTAACTGATTATTTGCAATTTCAATAAGTAAATCTTTTGAATCAACTTCAATTCGTAAACTTTCACTCACAGCTTCTAACCCACTTATTTTTGAATTAAGTTGAGTTAATTCCGTATTTAATCGTTGAACTTCTAATGTTAAATCTAAAATTGATTGAGTTGCAACATTATAAACACTTCGTAATACAGTATCAGGCAGTTCAGGTAATTGAATTGGTAATAATTCGGTTATGATGGTATCTACCGATTTAACCAATTCCGTTTCATTATACTTTGGTTTAACCAATGAACCATAAACTACTCCATCTTTTAAGTTTTCTTGAGCAAACAAATTTACACCAAATTCATTTTTGGATTTGATTGCCAAAGAACCACTTATAGTTAGTTCTTTTAGTAGTTCTGAATTTTTTAAACCAGTATCAGCCATTATTAATGATTAACTAATCTGAATGTATGTTCGTTATCAAAGTAGTAAGATTGTCCATCGTAAACTACTTTAAATTCAATTTTATAAGTTCTACCAACTTCCCAGTTTGAGAAGTCCACCTTCATATAGTTTCCATTTGAATCACAACTTAACTTTGTGTATTCACCAAAAGGAACTATGATTGTATCCGAAGCTGAATCTTTAATTTGATAATATGAAGTAATTGGTAAATACTTCGTAGTTCCATATGAAAAGGTATTAGTAAATGTTTTTAGTGGGTATCTTTCTCTTGCACTAACTCTAATCTTTTGAATTGTATTTACTTTGTATTCTTCCGCAACTTTTGGAACAATTACCATTTCATCGGTTTCTAATGCTGAAAGTGATGATGTGATGTAAGATTGGTCATCCCATCCAATTCTAATTTTAGGTTGGAAGATTGTGTTGGTTTCTTTTGAAAAGAATTTAAGTTGTCCATAGTCTTGTGTATCCAATTCTTCTGCAACTCCCATTCTTATTAAGAATCCATCATTTGGAATTGAACCACTCATCCAACCTTGGATAATAGATTTTACATTAACTATTAAATCAGCTGATTCATAGTTGTACGCTTTTGATGATTCATAGTTAGACCACCACACACCACCAACACCACTTGCATATGCAGATGTTGTTCCTAAATTTAATGAGTTTTCCAACCACTCCAATTGAGAATCACCCTCTCTATAATTCCAAGTTACACCAGCGGTTGATATATTATCAAATCGGGTTCCAGCACCCATTTCCCAAGCACCAGAAACTGCATTTACATAAAGTGTGTATTCTAATGGAATCTCATTACTTTCGGTTTCTCTCAATACCAAAGTTGCCTCACTCATAGAGATTGAGGTATCTGCTAAAGATGAAGAAAGATATCCAACTTCAAACTTAATGAGGGATTTAGCAACATCTTTGATGTTACCATAATAAACCTTACTTACTTCTAATATCTCATCCAACCCAGTATTTTGGTTGGGTTGTTGTAAGTAGATTGATGCGTCTTTTGATGCTGTTAGAAAGTAATACATTATCTTGCTCTACCTTTAATGTCTGAATCTGGAAACTTAACTTCAAAAACCGATGGGTCCAACGATGGATATACAATCTTATCTTTGGTTGCCGCTTCTATATTGTATGAATTTGATGAGTATTGTCCACTACATTTATTTGTAACCTTTAACATAGGAACTGATGATACACCTTCTATGTTTGCTATTAATAATTCAACTTCACTCAAATTGATTGTTTGATTGAAAGTCCAATTATCAATACTAAAATAATCTTTAAGTTCGGTTATACACTTTGCTACTACTTCACTTTTGTTGTAGTTGTTGTAGCAAGTAATTTCAAACTCAACACCAATATTAATAATAAATCCATCTGATATGTTTACACCATCGGTTAGGATTCGGTATTCATTTAAGTAAGTTTTTAAATTCTCCTTTACTGCTCGGTTGAGTGTAGTCAATTTACCATTTCCATCCAATCCCAACAAATATAAATTGATTGCAAATGGATTGTTTTTTTCGTTTTCATTGGAAGTTTTTCCAATTAAATATTTTTGAATTTCAGTCTGAACCGATTGTCTTGTTGGTTCTTGTGAATCTGGTTTATCAACAAAACCCATTACCAAATCGGTAAATTCTTGCAAAGCTTTTGGTGAAGCAAGAATTGATGATGGTGAGTTGTTATCCAAAGTTCCATCCGCCGTAGCATATGCTTTTGCAATACCACCAAATTTAGCCGGCATTGATAGAACCCTAACTTGGTAATCCTTTGCAGTTACTGCTCTATTTTGTGAACCAAAATTTGCAAGTGCATTCTGTCTAATCTCTTCAATAGTTTCACCACCTCTACCACCTACGGCTGGAATTTCATTATCTACCGCTACAGTATTTGTAATTGAGTTATAAACTGCTAATTGAGCTGCGGTAAATGTTGTTGTATCATTTTCGTATTGAACTTGCTCAATCTGAGTTAGGGTTCCTTTTCCAACATTTGATTCAACACCACCACCAACTAAATACTTTACAGTTATAGTTGTGTTTGATGGTGATGTTCCATATGTTTTTGTTTTTAAGAAGTTTGTTGGGTCAAATGATTCCTCCAATCTATTGATTGAGTTTGGTAATCCAAGTCCAACATTTTTAAGGTTTGGAATCAGTAGTTCATCAGATGCGGATGAATCCCCAGCACCAAATTGTAATGTGGTTGAATTGTTTTGATTAATTACAGTTGTAAATCTTCTTGCCGTTTTTATAGTTTTGAGAAGATATGGAACTGTTGATTTAAATTGAGCCAACTCAGAATCATTTACTTCGGTATTTGGATATTCAATAAATACCATTTCTTGTGCAAGGTATGGAACTTCATAATATTTGTTAGAGTTATCATCTCTAACATCAATTATCTGAATTACATTTTGTTCTTGTAGTGTAATTGTTTGAAATGCTTCATAATCACCAAAGTCAAATGTTTGTTCCACAACAGTCCCAGAGATTGCCTGAGCTAACTTTTTAACCAAATAGAAGGATGGTTCACCCGTTGTTAAATCTCTCTGATATACAGTAATTTCTCTATCAGTTTCATCCGAAAAATCTATTACATCATTTACTCTAAATACATTTTGAGTTGATGTAGTGCTAGCAATTAACATTCCATCTTTGATTCGTAAGTAATATGTTGAATCGGGTCTATTATTTGTTCCACTTCCAATTGATGGAACTAACTGATAAACCGATATAGTTGTTACTGCCGGAAATGATACCTTTGGTTTGTATCCCAAAAACTGAGCCAATGCTAATACGTTGTTTTTATCTTCAGCATATGGCATTAATGATTCTTTTAGTGTATCATCAACGTAGTATGAAAGAACATCACCAATATATGATGCCATTTCAATAAACATCATACCAGGAGATGCTTCACTAAAATCATTATATGTTTTTGGAAAATAGTTTTTAGCGTATTGTATTAGATTATTTCTAAAAGAAGCATAATCTTTGTTTAGGTAGTTAATATCCTTACCTTTATTTTTAAAGTTTTTATTTGTGGTTTGTATAGCCATTCCCTACTACCTTTACAAGGTTATTGTTACATTATCCAAATTTGGATTGTTACTTACTCTGAAACTTATTGATATATCTAAACGATTTAAATCTTTTAACTCATTAGTTGAACGGACATTTATAGTATCCACCGAAACATATGGTAACCACCTTTGAACCGATTCTCTAATTACTTCTTCTACGTCAGATACTAAAATTTCATCATTCATTTCAAAAAGTAATTCTTGCAATCCACTTCCAAAATCAGGATTCATTACCCTTTCTAACCTTTTAGTAAGTAATACGTTTTTTATATTTGATTTAACTTGTTCAAATGATGTAAATGATTGGTTGAATGCTGTATTTCCGATTTGGATAGGTAAAGTGATTCCATATGCGTAATCATTATACTCCGCAGTATCTTTAACCAACTTTCTACCCAATATAATTGCCATATTTATTTTTGCTTATCGGATGTTTCTTTGTATGCAACCCATAATAGTGTTCCTCCTATTATAACCACAACACCAACCATTGTCAAAATTTCCATTACTTCTTAAACCTTTTTACAAGTTCCGAATAATCTCTATTAAGTGCTTTATCCAATGCTTCGTTTCCAGTTTGAACTCCCAAACCTCCTTGCTG